TGCGATCACGAAGGCATACAATGAAGGTAATTACATACAACAGATCGGGCTTGGTTCTCAAGATCCCCTACCTGAAGACTAATGGGATCATCTACCCCGACATCCCGAACGATTACATCCTGAAGTTCCATTCCTACAATCTACTATTCTCTACCCATGCCCTGATCGATAGATCGGGCGGTATGACCCCCTTCATGGACTGGAAGCCGTCGCCGCCCATTAAAGAATTGACGTCCTACACCTACACCTTCGAGGATGTCTGTCTCTCTCGTGCTCGAAGTCTCATCGATACGGGCAAGAAGATCTCCATATTCTGGTCAGGCGGACTAGATTCGACCACGGCCCTGGCTGTTCTTATGAGTGAAGCCCCCAAGGATCAGATCCGGGTCATCTGCTCACCCGATTCCATCATCGAGTCGGGAGACGTCTTCGACCGATATGTGAAGGGGAAGGCCGAGATTTCTCTGCACCCCCACGCCCCCGGCGGTCTCGTCTTCAAGCGTCACACCTTCCATCCCGATCACGACATACTCGTCAACGGACATCCTGTAGATCAGCTTTTTGGTCCCTTCGGTATGCCTCTACATCGGGTCATTCCTGGTGTCGAGAAGTTGGCCCCCCAGGATGTCATTCCGCCGGAAGTCCTGGAATTCTTTATGCCAGCCTTGGCCAGATCGCCGGTTCCTATCCAGGATATGATCGACTTCATCTGGTACTACAAGCTGAATTTCGGTGTTGATTCCCTGCTCAACTACCCCAAGGCCTGGATACCACGGCCCCTCTGGGACATTCTTCAGCCCTTCTACCAGGGGCCGACGTTCGAGAACTGGGCCATGCACAACTATCGATCCCTGTATGAGACTCATCCCCTCAAGCAGAAGAAACCCATGCGGGATCTCATCCGCAAGATATGGGGTGCCGAAGAGTATTGTACCTACAAGACCCGGTGTAATTCGCCTGTGGCCGTTCAGAACTATCCCTGGGCCGTGCTTCTGGAGGATGGAACGAGGTTATAAATAGGTGATATTGCAGCACAACTCTAGGGATAGGGAACTAGATGTCTACTACACCTTTTATTGCTCGTAACGGCCTTGTTACAGTTACGGTCTCGGTTGGTAACGCCACCGTCAACACAGCGGCCAACTCCACTGCTATCATCGCAGCGAATTCCTCGGCAGAAACCCGGCTCAATCCCGTCGGTGTAGGCGCCTATTTGTCGGGTCAGGGTTTTAGTCTCCTGGCCAATGGGCAGGCCCTGGCCACCCTCAACCCCAACGGTGCTTTCTCGGTCCCGGCCGGTGTTGCCATTGGTAACGCCACGGTCAACAGCGTCATCTCCGCTTCCAATGCGGTCTTCCAGACAGCCTCGGGGAAGGTTGCCTATCATGAGCTTGGCCTTGGTACCTATTCTTCCCAGGCTCTCAACTTCTACATCAACTCAGCCGTTGTCGGTTACTTTACCACCGCTGGTACTTTCGTTCACGGCAACTCGACCGTCAACGTGGCCATTAATTCCACGGCCATTTCCCTCAATGGCTCGGTAGGTAGTTCCGGACAGGTTCTGGCATCCAACGGCACCGGTCTTTCCTGGGGGAGTGTTGCCTCTTCCAACATTCAAACTTTCACGGCCTCCGGCACGTGGAACAAGCCAGCATCGGGCGGTATAGCCCTCATTGAAGCATGGGGTGCGGGTGGAGGTGGAAGAGGAAATGCTGCTAATACTTATTACGTTGGCAGCGGCGGCGGCGGTGGTGGTTATCGCTATCGCATCATGGCCCTCGGGGATCTTACCAGTACCGTTTCAGTTACCATTGGCCTCGGTGGATCTGGTGGTACGAACGCCAACGGCACGAACGGTGGTTCTTCCAGTTTTGGTTCTTATTTAACAGCATACGGGGGCCAAGGCGGTAATGCATTTGGTGGTGGTGGTGGTACCGATTATTCCGGAGTTTACACAGCGGGTGGGTTAGGAGGATGTTGTGGAGCGGTTCCGGCTCCAAATGTATATTCTGGCAATGGGTCTGGTGGCGCCGGGGGTGTTCCAGCCTATTTGGTAGCCGCTGGTTTGTCTGTCTATGGTGGTGCTGGTGGGGGTGCGGCAAATACCGGCTCCACAGTAGCCGCTGGTACTTCCCAATTTGCAGGATCTGGTGGCGCTGGTGGAACTGGTAGTAATGCTGGTGGAAACGGAGGATATCCTGCGGGTGGTGCGGGAGGCTCTTGGAATGGTACGGGCGGTACGGGGGCAAATGGATATATCAGAGTGACGGTGTTCTGATGCTACTACGCAACGTTCTGGGAGACGGTACCCTCAATGCCGTCATATACGATTTCGAGGTCAAGGGCGATGAGCTAGCCCTTCACACCCATGCAGAAAATGCATGTCACTATTCAGTCTTGGTCTCGGGCTTTGCCACTCTACACATCAACGGCAAAAGTATCCCCATGGTCCAAGGCAAATTGTATAAGATCCTGCCAGGGGAAGTCCATGGTTTCACGGCTCTCGGTCCGGCCCGGATCATCAATCTTCCATACGGAGAAATAGTCGAATGAGATATGCTCTCGTAGACGAGAATGGTGTTGTAGTGAACATGGTTGCCGTGGATGGTGACTGGACACCCCCAGATGGTCTTCGGCTTGTTGTCGCCCCAGCCGAGGTGTCTATGAACTGGAGGTATGCGAACAATCAGTTCACGGCGCCTCCCCCCGATCCTATTCCCGATCCACCCACACCCACGATCCCGGAGATCACGGCCTATCAAGCCAAGATCACGTTCCACGACCAGAACCTCCTCGATCTGGTCCAGACCTATGTCAACGGGGCCAATACCGATTTCCGGGTCAAGACAGCATGGGAATGTGTCCCAGTCTGGAAGCGGCAAGACGCCTTCGTGAATGCCATTGCGACGGCCATTGGTATGTCCCAGGAGCACCTGGACACGTTCTTCGTCACCGCAGCCCAGAACAGCTAGCACCATGGACTTCAAAGATTCATGGCTCATCTACCTTTGGCGACCAGCAATGGGATGGGTCTATGGCCTGATCTGCCTTTTTGATTTCATCATCACCCCTGTTGTTTTCGGTTTCCTGACCTCTCCCGACAAGATCATTGAATGGACACCCCTGACCCTGAAGGGGGCCGGTCTATTCCACATTGCCATGATGGCCATCCTTGGCGCCACGGCCTGGGGCCGATCCCTGGAAAAGATCAAGCAGATCGAGGCAACCATTTCCAACGCTCTCCCGACCGCACCTCCATCGCCGCCGCAGGAACCTAAGCTATGATCGACATCAAGAACCTAGTTCTGAACGTCATTCAGTATATGGCAGTCAGGCATCCTGGCATCGTAGTCGAGATCACCATCGCCGAGAACCTGGAGGCTATCACGGGCGACCGCAAGAAGGTAGCTTCTGATATCGTGACACTCCTGGCCACCAAGCACCCCGAGGTGCTGATCGAACTGATCCAGCAGTTTGCCCCGACTGTCATTGAGCAAGTGTTCGCCGACCTGCACAAAAAGCTTGACACTGGGTCTCCCCCAAGGTCAGGTATGTTCATCAATCCCTATCCCAACACTGTCTCTAACACAATCTCAGGAGAACCTGATGAAACTGACGGACCAGCAGTTCAAGGATCTGATCTCCCTCCTGCATCTGGTACGGGACGACCTAGCCCCGAATCATAATGTTTGGGAAGAATCTAAGCGGGTCATCCGGTTCGTCGAAGAGGCCCGTCAGGATGAGAAGCTGACATCGGGTGCTGGGGCAGATCCGAACAAGAAAGAACCGTCAAACGCCCCTCCTCTGGGGTTCAATAACAGATATGGAATGGCTGATCTCGACCCGGCATTCCCTTCCAAGTCTGTAGTATCGAACGGGGTATTCTACAATCTTGGGGATCGTGTCGTATGTTTGGCGGGTTGTACAGGTACAATCACCGGTCTCAACACCCATCAGGCCATGATCATTTGGGATGACGGTAAGAAATATGCCATTCATCTCAAGAACATAAAGATCATCCCCAAGACGGTTGTTCATCATACTACACCACCAGTGCCTGTCGGAAAAGTGGATCTCGATGCTCTGGTTGGCCCAACACCAACCCTTGCTAATCAGCCGCCCAAGCCAAAAATGTCGTTTGATGAATACATCAGACGGACCGCTGCCGCAGATCTCAAGATCGATGGACCGTCTGGGATGGGTGCCCCCTATTCGGTAAAGCCATTGGGGATTGGCAATGTTGATAAGAAATCGATGGTAGGCTATCCCAGTGATCAATATATCAGAGAGATGATTGCCGAAGATCGCAAAAATAATGGGAACCAGATGTCAGACAATGGGGTGAATACATTGGAATACCCCAACAGTTCTGTCGCTCGTAATGGTGTCGTCTACAACGTCGGCGATAGGGTGTATTCGTCGTGGATGGGTGGTCGGGGTAGCATCAAAGGCCTCAATCTCAACTACGCCTTGATCACGTCGGACAACGGTCCGGATTGGGTGCTTTCACTCGACGATCTGTCGGTCCCTCTGCAATCCGCCCCCAAGGCAGAGGACAAGCCCATCTACTCGACCTATACGGATGCCAGCAACTATGAAAAGGTGACAACGACACAACAGGCAAAAGCCAAAGTGGGCGACGATACCGTTCGTACTTCTGTCTCTGACGAACCTTATTACGACACTACGGATCGCCCTAGGGACATGTTCCTACCGCTCTACAGGACCAAAATCTGACATAATCGTCTTGTACACCAACCCCCGTTAACAAACCGTTCAGGGGAATATCATGATCGAACCTACCGTGAAGAAGAACCTCCCGGCTCTTCGTGTTGAGCCGTTCATCACCCTCTTCGAGAGGCACGTCACGAAAGTACAGGAGGAAATCAACCGCCTTCGTGAGATCGAGCGGCCCTACAACGTCATCAAGTCCGTGCTCCTCGACCCTCCCATCTCGAACGATTCTCTGGCTATCGAGATGTACCCCACCTATGTCGAGGTGACGTTCACCGCCAACGACACGACGACCAGGGCTGATTTCTGGGCCATGTTCAAGGCCATGAGGGATGCTCTCAAAAAGTCCGACCTGCTCAGCCAATATGGGACTGGTACCTATCCGGACTGGAAGTCGAGCATGTGCCCGACGTCGTACTTTTCGATCAAGCTGGGGCAGGATCGTTACATCAACGTCTACCTGCAGATGGTTGTCCCATCGAAGGGGACGAAGCACATCGCAGTCAATACTTCTTACGTCCAGCGTACCTACACAGCCGACGTTATCGCCATGACCTATTCTGACGACCTGGAGACCCCGGAGTGGGATAAGGAGGCGGCCTGATGGCAGTGTTTACTGCCTGGGTAGGGGTTGAGAAGGGGGTCAAGGTCCGTAATACGATCAAGGCCCCCAATCCTCTTTTGGCCGTTCAGGCGGCGGCATCATGGGCCAGGGAAGTGTTCTCCAACGTCTCCTGGCGGGACATCGGCATCGTCTTCATCAAGAAGGGAGAGGCTGAATTCTTGGAAGATGCAGACATGAGCCATGCCTTCAAAATCAGAGATCCAGGCGTCGAGATCGCAGCCAAGATCATGGCCTGGGATACTGAGGATGCATATACACTCCTTTCGCACTTGCGAGAACTGGAGAAACACTGCCAGGACATGCCTCCCGACCTGTTCGGGGAGTATGTGAATCTTGCCGACATCCCGACATGCAAACCCTTGCCAAATCTGTCCCTAGAGATGTATCCTATCTGGGCCATGGATAAGACCGGCAAGATTCTGCATGGCATGCCGGGATCGTTTGAGGTTGCGGATGCGAAAGTTTAAGGTGAAAGAGACAGTCACGGAAGCTATGGCCCCGTGGCTGAACAACGAAGATTTACTGGCATTCAGGCAGGATGCCGTCGTCTTCGAGTATCTTGGTCCTACCTACGGGTGCATTGGGGATGGTATTGCCGTCTCGGTGCGGCCCAACATGACACCATTTTTTGAACTGCCCGAGGAGTACCTCGAAGAGATCAAGGACTAAATATGGGGGTAACCTTCAACAGGAGCCCCCATGAAAGCCTTTATCTATGCCGTCTTGATCTCTGCTCTCATCATCGCAGCGACGTTCGCTGTAGCTCCCCCGGCCAAGGCTGGCCCGTCAATGTCCTCGGGGGTGGCCGTCATTGGCACCATCGATCAGGAAACCTGTCTGGCCCGGGGCGCCAATGCCACCAAGGCTCTCGGCTTCACGACAGGGTTGGAAATCGTTTCCAACAACTCGGTGTATGGTGAAATGAACGCCTACACACTGCACATTCGCTGTTTCGCCGATATGGGTGTGGTATTCTTCATCGTGGCTGGCCCATCTGGCGAGGTGACATCTAAGGTCCTCACGGCGGTCAAGGAACGCTTCTAATGCCCTCCATCAAAGACTATTGGTTCAAAGGCGTCGATTCCGTCGCCCAGGCGGCCAATAACGTCCTCTCGGCCAATGTCACCCCCTACGTCGAGCGGTTCAGGACCGGGGTCTCCAGCACCGTCTCCAAGATCAAGGAGACGTTCAAGAACTTGCCCAAGCCCAAGCCGATGGACCCTCCCCCAGATTTCGGTGTGGGGCTGGGCCACAAGCACCCCGAGAAGGACAAGGAAAAGGACGGTAAGTGATATCCTAAATACTGGGACAGTTACTTTAGAGGTCCTGGTTAATGTCCGTTTCCATTCCTTCGACCCGAGACGAGTTTAAGAAGCTGGTCCTGCGGCAACTTGGCGCTCCTGTTCTCGAAATCAACGTCTCTGACACCCAGGTCGAGGATGCCATCAACCTCGGCCTCTCCTACTATGCCGACTACCACTTCGATGGGTCGGAAAAGGTGTATTTCACCCACCCCATCACGGCCCAAGACAAGACCAACAAGTACATCAGCGTTCCAGAATCGATCAGCGGCGTCGTTCGGGTGTTCCCCATTGGTGACGCCCTCTCGGTGCAGAACATGTTCTCGATCCGCTACCAGATCGCCCTGAACGACCTGTACACCCTCACCAATCTGTCCCTGGTGCCCTATTATCAGGCCATGCAGTACGTCCAGTTGATCGAACAGATCCTGGTCGGCCGCCAACCCGTGCGCTTCCAGCGCCACAACAACCGCATCCTGATCGATATGGACTGGAGCAAGATCCTGACGGGGGAATACCTCGTCTTTGAATGCTATCAGGTCCTAGACCCCAAGGATTACCCCGACGTCTGGAAGGATCGGTGGCTGGCTGAGTACGTCTCGGCCCTGGTCAAGAAGCAGTGGGGCACGAACCTGAAGAAGTTCCGCGGCGTCAAGCTCCCCGGCGGCATCGAACTTGACGGTAAGACGATCTACGACGAGGCTGTGGAGGAACTGAACCTGCTTCGGTCCAGAATGTCCACCGACTACTCCATCCCGCCCAGAGATTTCATCGGTTGAAACACATGAAAAAGACACCTACGGCAGAACCGCAGTCTTCCGACCCCAAGGATTCATCGTCCCGCTTCGTGGGCACCAACTCCCTGGTCAAGATCTACAAGGCCATGACGCCTGGGGAGAAGATCGAGGAGCAGCGGAAGGCTCGTGTTCGCAAACCCCAAGACTACCATACCCCGGTCCAACGTATCCAGCTAACCAAGCCCTACCGGAAGTTCGAAGCCGGTCGGGTCTTCAGTGTTCTGGGTAATACCCCCACGCATATCATTGTGCGTGACGGCAAGTCCCGGCGGGATGTGCCCAAGGAGATCACCGAACCGGTCTATGAAACTATCATCCCGTTCTCTGCATTCCTGGCCGAGACCCCCTTCGAGATCGATTCGTCCAATGCAGACAAGGAATGGGAACAGGGGAATGTGGAACGTCTACGCCATAACCACCCGACCAAGGACGTGGAATTCAAGGATGCCCCATGGAAGAAACACCCCCCTTTGAAGGGGCATTCGGTGATGTCTCGCACCATCGACGGACATTACCATGAATGGAGGGCCGTACACCCCAAGAGCGGCAAGGTGATGGTGCAGTTGCACACCGACAACCACGAGAAGGGTGGTCAGGTTGTGACCCACGTCGCTGCCTCTCGCAACTCCCCCGTCAAGGCCCATGAATTCTACCATCACATCCTGACCAACAATCCGGATCTTGTGCTGCACTCCGACACCACCCAGACCAAGGGCGGCCAGCATGTGTGGAAAAACCTCTCAGGGATGCCTGGGGTTGAGATGAAGCACATTCACAACAAGAATGGCGAAGAGATGCCCCTAGAAAGGTCTCGTTGGGAAGACAATTACGGCGAAGATAGTCATTTCACGGCAAAGGTTAAGAAGAAATGATCTCGTTCAAGGAGTACCTCGAAGAGGCTATCAAGACCAAGCGTCAGGCCCTACGGGATCTTCTAACCAAGACCAAGGGTGAAGACGATCAGATTGGCACCCACCATTACCTTGGTCAGGATAGTCGCCCCTATGAGCTTTCTGGAACACATTGGAAAATGTACGACTATCAATACAATGGCAGAGACCTAGACACGAGGGAAAAAATCGCAAAGTCTATAAAGACCGTTCCATTAGATAAGATACAGACACAGCAACCGAGAGTGTCCCGTCGTGTCGTGGCCAAGAAGATCACCGGGTCTTTCAAGAAAGAACAGAAGCAAGTCCCCCGTTTTCCTGTCTTTATGGACAATGGGGATGGTACCCTCGATATGGTAGACGGCAACCACCGCGTTACGGCCCGTAAGGTTCGTGGTTTCGAGCATATTCGTGGCATTGTCCTGAAGAGGGAGGATTGATGACCACCAATCCGTTTCTTAATCTGTATGGCCATACGGATGAGCAGAATCTTCTCGATGATTTGATGATCGAATGCATCAAAGCAACGGGCATGGATATGTACTACCTACCGAGGAAGCGAACGGCCTTCGACCAGATCTACTACGAAGACAATCAGTCGGTCTTCGACCAAGCCTACCTGATCGAGGTGTACATGCGTTCCTGGGAAGGCTTCATGGGCGTCCCGGACATGACGAAGTTCGGCTACACCATCCACGACCAGTTCAAGTTCACCATGTCCCGCACCCGTTTCGAGCATGAGATCAAGGCCAAGAATTCGGCCCTCACCCGCCCACGGGAAGGGGATCTTCTCTACTTCACCCTGAACAAACGCCTGTTCGAGATCACGTTCGTCGACAACAAGACCTTCTTCTACCAGTTGGGCGACCTGCAGATCTACGATCTCAGTACGGAACTGTACCGCTATTCCAACGAGCGGTTCGAGACCGGCATCGAGGACATCGATTCCATCATGGAGAACTCGACCAACGTCTTCGACTACGCCATTCGTGACACGGAAGGCAACATGGTTCTGGACGAGGCCAACAATGTCGTCATCTCGACAGAGTATGACACCCAGCAGAAGATTGTCGATCCGGCCGTGGACAACCGGGAAATCGAGGGCAAGGCCAACACCAGCGCCAATCTCTTCAACTGGACCGAGAAGAACCCCTTCGCCAACAATTCTCCTTGGGACTGATGAAGGACACCCATGCTTAACAATTCACCGTTCTACTTTCAACTCGTTACCAAGTACGTGTCCTACTTCGGGTCGCTGTTCAACGATCTCTATATCACCCGGGACGATCCTTCGGACGGGGAACCGAACCAGCTTATCAAGGTGCCGGTTTCATATGCGTCAAAAGACCGCATCCTAGTACGTGTGGATGCCGACCCCGAGATCAACAAGACGTCGGCCATCACCCTTCCTCGTATGTCCTTTCAGATGACGGGGATGCAGTACGATGCCGACCGCAAGTTGCAATCCACGGGCCGTATGGTGCGCAAGGGCGACACGGCCAACAAGATGAAGATGCAGTACAACCCCGTCCCCTACAACCTGAATTTCGAGTTGGGGGTCTATGCCAAGAACGTCGAGGACGGCCTACGTGTGGTGGAACAGATTGTGCCGTTCTTCACCCCGGAATTGACGGCCACCCTCAACCTCATCGAGGACATGGACGAGATCATCGACATCCCCATCGTCCTGAATTCCATCGATTTCGACGACCGATTCATGGGCGACTTCAAATCCGAGCGACGGTCCACCGTGTGGACCTTGAACTTCACCTTAAAGGGTTACCTGTACGGGCCTGTACGGCAGAAGCCGATCATCAAGTTCTCGTTCCAGGATCTGTATATCGATTCGTTCGACAACGAACTGGCCGGACAGATCGAGGTGCAGCCGGGTCTCACTGCAAACGGAGAACCAACCGACGATATCAACCTAACCGTGGATGCCAATACGATCTGGGTCACCGATAACTACGGCTTTATCACGACGTACATCAAATGATCAGGTTCAAAGAATTCCTACAAGAAGGCTGGAAGACCAATGCGGCTATGGCCGCTGCTACCGTACTCCCGGGCGGTTTCGTTGCTTTAGGCACGGCCTATTTGGCTAAGAAATTATACGACAAGTATAAGGAAAAGAAGAAGAAAGATGCAAAGCTTCAGGGCGTTCCTAGCCCAGCCGCCGCAGTCCCTGCCTGAAGACTGGGGTAAATCCTGGTCTGATGCCGGGAACGCTCCACAGGTCAAGGCCACGGCTGAGAAGTTCAAGAAGAAGGCCAAGATGACGGCCCTGTCGATTGGTTCGGGTACCCTCGGGGCCGGTGCCATGGGTATTCCGGGAGGTCCTCCCGCCATGGCCTTGATGGCTAAGTTTGGGGCGGCCTTGGGTACCGGCGCTTCGATTGTAACGGGCAATCTCCCTGGTGCAGTTTATCAGGGAGGTAAATACCTAGCCCAACGTGCCCTACAAGCATATAGGAACGAAAAGAATAGCAATGGAAAAAAATCTAGACCCTCTGGCTACAAGCCTCAACCTCGCCCCCCTCAAGGAAATTGAAGGGGAAATCATCGAGGCTCCGGATACTACAGCCAAGACCGAGATTGTCCCGGTCACGGACAACAACGACTACAAGGCGGCCAAGGGCAACCTAGAGAACGTCTTCACCATCGGCACCGAGGCCATGAAGGATGTCCTCGATATGGCCCAGACCATGGCCGATCTCCGAGCCTACCGTGTCCTGAACGAGATGATGGCCACCATGGTGGCGGCGTCTAAGACCCAGATGGAGATCAAGACCATGCAGGTCGAGGTGGAGAAGGGCGGTCCCCAAGAAGGGCCGAGGGTTGTTCATAACAATCTGAACATCTCTACCAAGGAACTGCAAGAGCTTATCGCTCAAAGAAAAGTGTAATGATAGAGAATTTCCAGGGCTACCGAGGGTCTACGACACTCAAACGGCCCAATACCCCCGTCAATTGGACACCCGAACTGATCCAGGCCTATGTCGAGGCCTCCCAAGACCCCATCGCCTTCGGGGAAAAGTACATGCAGATTGTGCATGTGGATCGTGGCCGGGAGACCATTACTCTCTATGACTACCAGAAAGAGATCATTCTCACGGCCTTGGAGAACCGGTACACGGTCGCAGAGTGTGCCCGACAGTCTGGTAAGACCACGGCCCTCACGGTCATGGTGCTCTGGTACGTCCTCTTCAATCAGAACAAGACCGTGGCTATCCTGGCCAACAAGGCTGAGACGGCCCGAGAGATCCTGGGTCGCATCAAGATGGCCTACGAGCACCTTCCCAAGTGGCTTCAGCAGGGGGTGGTGGAATGGAACAAGGGGTCGGTGGCCTTCGAGAATGGGTCTCGTATCCTGGCCGCGGCGACCACATCCTCCAACATCCGTGGTTACTCGATCAACCTGCTCCTGATCGACGAGGCGGCCTTCATTGAGGGCTGGGAAGAGTTCTTCACGTCGGTGTTCCCCACCATCACGTCTGGTATGACCACCAAGGTGGTGCTGGTCTCTACGGTCAACGGCCTCAACCACTTCTACCAGATTACCCATCTCGCCCGACAGGGCAAGAACAACTACAAGCTGATCTCGGTGGACTGGCGCCGTGTCCCGGGCCGGGATGAAAAGTGGCGGCAAGACACCCTGGCAGCCCTGAACTTCAACGAAGAGAAGTTCGCCCAGGAATTCGAGAACCGCTACCTAGGGTCGGGCAATACCCTCATCGCCGGTTGGAAGCTGGCCGAAATGGGAACGGGTGTAGTTCCCCTTGCTACCGGGGAAGGCATCAAGATGTATGCCAGACCCGAACGGGATCACCAGTACATGATTACCGTGGACGTCTCCCGGGGCAAGATGCTGGACTACTCGGTGGCCCAGGTCATCGACATCACCCAAGCCCCTTACAAACAGGTCATGATCTACCGGTCCAATGCGATCACCCCTGGCGATTTTGCCGAGGTCATTAACCGCATAGGTCGCATGTACAACGAAGCACCCGTCCTGGTTGAGATCAATGACCTCGGGGAACAGACCTCCGACACCCTCTTCTATGAGTATGAATACCCCAATGTGCTCTTCACCGAAGGGGGTAACAACCGCAAGAAGATCACCTATTCCTACACGGCCGGGAAGACCGACCGTGGCATTCGTACCACACTTCCGAACAAGCAGACCGGCTGTTCCATGCTCAAGCTCCTGGTTGAACAGGGCCAGCTAGAGGTGGTGGATTTTGCCACGATCCAGGAGCTATCCACCTTTGCCCGAAAGGGAGAAGGTCCCCGGGCCTCCTATGAAGCGTCGGAAGGGCATCATGACGATACGGTCATGCCCCTCGTCATCTTCGGTTGGTTGACCACCACCAACTTCTTCAAGGGCCTCACCGACTCCAACATGATCATGAAGCTGAAGGAGGTTACGGCCGAAGCAATGGACGAGAGTATGCTCCCCTTTGGCTTCGTAGATACCGGCGGAACCTCAGTACAGGAGCGGATTGTAGCCGACGGGGCGGTCTGGACACCAGTCAAAGACATGGGGATTTATAAATAAGCCTGAGATTTAAGCTCCAAAATCATTTCTAAAGGGAGATACTCGATGGCTTCACTCGTTTCACCCGGCGTACAGGTCAAGGAAATCGACCTTACGACGATCATTCCGTCAGTTGCTACTACTGAGTGCGGTTTCGCCGGTATTTTCCCCTGGGGACCAGTCGGTGTGGACATGCTTATTGACACCGAGGATACCCTGGTATCCACATTTGGAATCCCCTCGAATCTAAACCCTGAAACTTTCTTCACGTGCGCCTCGTTCCTGGCCTACGGTAATCGTCTTCATACGGTTCGAGCAGCCAACGTCTACGGCTCTTCGCCGCAGATCACCTGTAACGTCGTGGCGTCCAATGCCACCGTCGTTCTGACCACGGGCAATACCTCTGCCCTGGCCGCGGGTATGACGGTCATCTCTTCATCCAACTCCGGTCTCTCGGTCGGTGCTACCATCGGGTCGATTGTCAACTCGACGGCCTTCACTCTTTCGGCCAATTCCCAGGCCGCGGCCAACTCGACCTCGGACGTTGTTCAGTTCGTGACCAACACGGTCTTCGGTGCTTTCTGTAACACAGGTGTTGTTGCAAATCTGCAATACCAGATGGCAACCAGCCCGAGCGACTTCCTGAACAAGTACGGCACCTACGACTCGAACATTCCGTTCATTGCTCGTTACCCCGGCGCCCCTGGCAACTCTCTGCGGGTCTCGGTGTGCGGCAACTCGACCGGCTACCAGTCCACGATCAACCTTGCCTCGAACACCTACACGGCCAACGCCTCGGTTGCCTTCTCGGTGAACAACAACTCGAACACGTCGCTGGTGACGGTGACCGGTTCGAACTCGACTGCGGCCAATCTGGTGGCCAACCAGCTTAAGGTTGACCTTAACGTCATGGATCTGGTCCAGGTCGGCAACAATGCGGCTGGCTTCCAGTACATGCGGGTGAATTCGTTCTCGAACAATTCGCAGACTGGCAACAACGTGACCTTCACCATCAACTGGGATCAGCCCCTGAAGATGGTGGACAACTTCACCTTCTCCTCGAACGCCTCGGTCGGTAACACTTCTGTGGTCCGTTCCTGGGAATACTTCAACCGCATCGAGAACGCCCCCGGCCTCTCGGAGTGGCAGATCACCTATGGCAACAACTCGGTCAACTCGGACGAACTGCACATCGTCGTTATCGACGACAAGGGCTACTTCACCGGTACCCCCGGGTCGGTCCTGGAGACCTATCGTGGTCTGTCTCGGGCCACGGATGCCAAGGCTCTGGATGGCACTTCGAACTACTACCGGAATGTCATCAACGACAAGTCCCGGTACATCTATGCCACCAACGACATGTCGGGGCTGCCTTCGGCAACGGGTCTCACCCTGACCAGTTCGACCGCTGACACCCTCAACTTCCCCTTCGCCTACGGTACCAACGGCAAGGACGAGGGCAATGTGGAGCTTGGTGTACTCACCCGGGCCTGGGATCTCTTCAAGAGCAAGGAGAACATCCCCGACGTTGCGATCCTGATCACGGGTAAGAACCGTGGCTTCCAGCTTCCGAACTACCTGATCGACAACATCGCCCACATCCGCAAGGACTGCTTTGTGGTGGTGTCGCCCCAGTATTCGGACGTGGTGAACAACTACGGGTACGAGGCCGACGCCTGTGTGGCCTTCCGCAACAACCTGCGAGACACGTCCTATGCCTTCATGGACTGCAACTACAAGCTCATGTACGACAAGTACAATGACATCGAGCGCTGGATTCCCTGCTGTGGTGACATGGCCGGTCTGGCAGTTCGTACGGACCAGTCCAATGATGCATGGTGGTCTTTCGCCGGTCTGAACCGGGGTGAGCTTGCCAATGTGGACGGTCTGGCCTGGAATCCGAACGGCTTCCACCGTGATATCCTCTACAAGAGCAATATCAACCCCATCGTCAAGTTCCCGGGACAGGGCATCTACCTGTACGGTGACAAGACGCTGCAGTCCCGTCCGTCGGCCTTCGACCGCATCAACGTACGTCGCCTCTTCATCGTTCTTGAGAAGGCGATCTCCAAGGCTTCCCAGTACACTCTGTTTGAGTTCAACGACGCCTTTACCCGAGCCTTGTTCCGCAACATGGTCAACCCGTACCTGCGTACGATCCAGGGTCGCCGCGGCGTCTATGACTACCTCGTGAAGTGTGACGAGACCAACAACACGCCGGACATTATCGACCGGAACGAGTTCGTGGCCTCCATCTTGATTAAGCCAGAACGTAGCATTAACTTCATCACCTTGAACTTCGTTGCAGTACCGACGGGCGTGTCCTTCCAGGAAATCATACAGAACTTCTAGGTGGGTCTGGTGTCTTAGGAAAAACATGATCATTGACGAGCAAATAGCAATAAAGGTGAACGCTAGACATGCTTCATACTGGAGGGAAAAGGGATATCATATCCCTCCAGTTGGTGGCAGAAAACCGTTTGAAGGGGGGGATCGTGGCCATGAAATCATGGTAAAAGTCAAGGATCTGCCGTCCCAATCGAACATTAAAGTAAGGTGCCAATGTGAGAAGTGTGGTGATCGCTTCACAACTAAGTATTCAAGAACGGTGCGACGATCTTATAATTGGTGCCAATCTTGCATTCTCAAGACCAAGATGATCGGCAATAGTCGCTCAAAAAGTGGCAAAGATCATCATCGATGGAATAAAAATGCTACTGAATTTCAGCGATACTCGACTAAAGTCAGAGTGCTAACCGAAAAAACCTATCGTGAGTACAAAGATGTCATCAATCCCCAAGGTCTCAAACGTGGTCGTATGGGTATCGATGGCGCACATCAAGTAGATCATAAAATCTCTGTGTGGTATGGCTTCCAGAACAACATGCCCCCAGAGATTATTGCGGCTGTTGACAATTTGCAGATGCTTCCGTGGCAAGAGAACGCCTCGAAGGCATCTAAATACATAGCAGAACAATTTCATACGGAGCTAAGGTAATGTCCTTTTCCATTAACGACTTCAAGACCAGAGGCTTTACCGACGGGGGCGCTCGACCGACGCTGTTTGAGATCCTTATTCCGGCCTTCCCACAGATTGTGGGAGAGTCGACTGGCATTACTGGTGTGACGGTTCCGGACAAGATCTCCCTGATGGCCAAGGCGTCCAGCCTTCCTGGATCGGTCATCTCGGAGATCGATGTTGGTTACTTTGGCCGCAAGATCAAGGTCATCGGTGACCGAGTGTTCCCGAACTGGTCGATCACGGTCTACAACGCCGAGGACTTCCTGGTTCGCAACCTGTTCGAGAACTGGCAGGAGATCATGAACTCCCGTGAGCCGAACCTGTTGCATCCTTCGCAGCCGGTCTCGGGCGGTTCGAATAGCGCCACCGACCCCAACAACTACAAGCGGGACATCACGGTCATCCAGTATTCCAAGGCTGGCCATGAAAAGCGTTACTACACCATGGTCGGTGCTTTCCCCGTCTCGGTGTCGCCGATTGGCCTGGATTGGGATGCGACGAACCAGATCGAACTGTTCGATGTGGACTTTGCCTATGACTA